GAGAATAAGTTCTTCTTGGCACATCTGGGTGAATCTCCTGTGGCCGCCTTGCAGGATACGCTGCCGACGGGGGTAGCGCCTGTAGTGGTAGAGGAAGTCTTGGGAGCAGTATACGAACTGGAAGAGCTTGCGAAGCACCGGGGTCAGACGTGGGCAGGGATTGCAGCTGTCACCTCCGCGATTCAGACGTACCTGTCTGAGTCCACGAAATGGGGAGAGCTTTCCGCCAAGGGCGCTCCCCGTTTCCCCACGATGCATGCCTGGGACGGGAAGGGCCGCCCACATCGTGGAGGGATCACTTCCGATGCAGGACAAGTGCATACTTATATTGATGCGCAAGGGGAGCGACAGCGCCTAGCGATTCCTTTACAAGGGTCTCCGCTGGAAACCTTCCATCCTGATTGGGTCAAGCCGGAAGAACCGCTCCCGGATACGTATATTGTGGATGAGGAGCAGGGTATCTTGACCTGTCCGGTTGATGGATGGTCAACGAATTTCAAGGCCGAATCCCGCTCGTCCTTCAACGTGGCACGGGCACGGATGTCTCGCCACTGCAAGAGTAGCAAGGATGATCGTGTGCGGGAATTTGGGGAGAAGGTCTTTGGTTGACACAGAAATAGTTCAGCCCACACAGGACGGGTTTCGGGTGACGCCTGCCCGTCCGACCCCACCTCCACTTGAATCGACCCTCCAGTTCTGGCATCCCAATCGTTTTGGTGTACGTCATGCCCCTATGGCTTTTCGGGCACGGCTCTGGGCTGTACATCCTGATTTGGATGTGACCTGGCATCCTCTCAAAGAGCGGTGGTTGGTGTGGTACAAGCGTCCACGGATCCGTCATCACCTCTGCCAGGGGTGGTTGCTCCTGATGGTAGTAGAGGACTCAGCCCACCAGTATGTGCCGCTGGATGAGCGGGTGTTTGCCGCCGTCTATGAGCAGAGCGGGTTCAAGTGGGGGAATGGCAAGCAATACTGGGCGCGGATTGAAGATGAAGCCCAGCGTGATCGAGCAGCAACGGATGCACAGCGCGAACAGTATATGGATGATGTGGGTGCAGCCCAATGGGATCACACCAAGATTCAAGTCAGTATGTGTGGGCCCTCGTCTGGCAGTAAATTCGTCAATCACCATGCGGGGGACTAGATGGCAACGGGACAGAGTATCCTGGACCTCATGGAGGCCATGGACCGGGGATTGCAACTCCAGTCAGGGGAGACAGGGGTTACACTCGGGTTGCGTGCCGTGAATGCAGCCCAGGACTTCTTTGAATCCCTCCTGGCACAACAGCCAAATGTCCTGGGCTCTGCAGTTGGTACCCTAACTACGACAGCTGACACCGAAAATACGACCTTCCCCTCTGGGTTGTTGCGGATTGACCGGTTGCAGTTTATTGACCCGGACACGAGCCGTCCAGCCTGGGACCTCGAGCGGGTGGGTCCAACAGGTGATTACTTTCAGTCTCGTGTGTTGTCGCCGTCTTTACAATACAACGTTACTACGACAGGGCGTCCGGTGCGCTACTGGACGAATGGCTCGGATTTTTATTGGGATCCGTTGCCTGATGCCACCCACACAATACGGTACTACGGATTTACAGCCGCCTCGGACATTACGGTAGGGGGCACTGTTGCGTATCCAGATGTCGCGTTATTACCCATTGCGTCCTACGCCACCAAGCTCTTACGTATTGGGAAGGATGATGATCCGGCGGGGGTCATGGCAACCATGGCTGAAACTTTTGCCCCCACGATCCAAACCCTCTCACGCTTTAACCGCGATCGGACGCCTGGATACGACTACCGATATTTCCACACAGAATAGGAGTGGCTCATGGCTCGAGGACAGTTTCAGACCCAATCCAGCATTAGTTCCAACACCAACACGTCGGTGATTGCCGCACCGGGGAACGGACAGCGCATTGTAGTGTTGTGGTGGTCGATTGATGTGGCAGTAGCAGGTACCGGCTCCCTGTTGCGCCTAGAAGATGGGTCTGGGGGCAATACGTTGCTCCGTAAAAGCGGGGCCACGCTCAATGACCGGACCTTTGAATGGTTTGCCATGGACGGGATGGCGATCCATGGACTCCAGCTCAGTGAAAATACAGCCCTCAACGCGGAAACCTCGACCAGTGACGGCACGGCGACCTTGGTGATCAATGTGGCTTATGAGGTTCGGTAAATGGCTGATATTCAAGTTGCGAACACCGATGCGGATCTCTCGGGCAATACGGTCGTCACCGAAGAGAACGCCTATACCATTACGGGGCTGCATACCTTCAGTCGGTCCACCAATGCGCCGTTTGCCTGCATCTCGGGCGCGGCGTATGTGCAATATCTGGATGCCGACAAAGTGGATGGCGTGGAAGCGGCGGCATTGCTGCGGGTCGATGGGAGTCTTGCGCTATCTGCGAACTGGGATGCGGGCGGGTACGAGATTCGGTCGTCTACCTTTGAAAGCGATGTCTCGACCGGCACTGCGCCACTGACCATTGCGTCCACAACGCTGGTCGCCAACCTCAACGCGGACAAGCTCGATAGCCAGGAGGGGACGTATTACCTCGCGGCGGCGAACTTCACCGGGACCCTCGCGGTCAATCAGGGCGGGACCGGCGCGGCGACCTTTACCGACGGTGGGGTGTTGCTTGGGAGCGGGACCGGCGCTATTACGGCCACTGCCGTGTTGGGCGATGGCGTCATTCTGATTGGAGACGCTTCTGGCGATCCCACCACGCTGGATGTGGGCAGTTCCACCGCAATTACGATCCTTGGAACCGTGGCGACCGGTGTCTGGAACGGCACGGCAGTGGCGAATGCCTATGTGGCTGACGATCTCACTATCAGCGGTGGCACGGTCAACAACAGTGTCATTGGAGGCTCGACACCCGCAGCCGGAACGTTCACACAGGTGGATATCACGGCAGAGGGCGATTTACGCCTGCAAGATAATACTGGGGGGCAGTATGTCGGGTTTGATGCACCAGCCACCGTCAGTGGGTCCTATACGCTGACGCTCCCTGCTGCTATTGGGGCCGTGGATCAGGTGCTCTCCATCAACAATACAGACGGGACTCTTCAGTGGGCGACGCCAGAGACGGGCGATATCACCTCGGTGGTGGCTGGCGCAGGCATGACCGGTGGAGGCACCGCTGGGGATGTCACCCTCAATGTCATTGGCACCGCTGACAAGATCACCGTCAACGCGAACGATGTGACCATTGCCTCGACCTATGTGGGGCAGACCTCGATTACCACGCTGGGGACCGTCGCCACAGGTGTGTGGAACGGCACCGCCGTGACTGTCCCTTATGGGGGCACCGGAGCCACCTCGCTGACTGATGGTGGGGTGTTACTTGGCAGCGGCACGGGGGCAGTGACGGCCATGTCCGTCCTGGCCGACAGCGAAATGATCGTGGGCGATGGGTCCACTGATCCGGTGGCGGAGAGTGGGTCCACGCTGCGGACCAGTATTGGGTGCGACAGCGCCTCAAACATTACCAGTGGCACCCTCGCCAATGCCCGCCTACCGACCAATATCGATGTGGGCGGGACGCTGGATGTGACGGGCGCGACGAAATTGGACGGTGCTCTTGAGGTGTCTGGTCATACGTTCTTGGACGGGACGGTGTCAATCGGATATCCGAATCCTGGCACGATCAACCAAATGTTAATCGGCGGCCCCTATACCAGTCCTGGCCTCTCCACCTATGCACAAGTCGTACAGATGTCAACCGCACTCACGGGCGTGACAGGTGATACGGCTTGGTTGGTGGGGATGCGCCTCAGCCCCAGCATCACGACACAAGCGAGTGAGACGATAGCGCATGTGGCATCGGTGGAGATAGCCGAACCGGAGATCACCAAAGGCTCTGGCGCGACGGTTACCCGTGCGAGCACGCTGTGGATTCGCAATGCCCCCACTGAGGGGACGAACAATTATGCCTTGTATGCGGGTGGCGACGTGACTGTGACTGGGTCACTGAGCAAGACCAGTGGAAGTTTCTCGATCGATCACCCGCTGCCGTCCATGAGCGACCATTCGCTAATTCATAGTTTCATCGAAGGGCCGAAGGCTGATCTGATTTATCGCGGC